CAGGGACCTTCCGTAACATCACAAATCTTGACGGAGATAAAGATTTTGAAATTATGCTTACTAATGGCTCGTCTCGTGATGCGTACGTTCCGAAAATGTATACTGTGGGTTCTAGCCCAAGAGGTGTAAGTACAAGTTATGGTCGCAGTTACGAGGATCCTACTTCGTCACTAGCAATTTTTACATCAGGCGACTATGCACTTTCAGGTAGCTTTATTACGGTAGGCGACAATCTTGACAGGAAAGAAGTCTTAAAAACTCTTTTCGAATATAATCCACCAGTAATGTTGAAAGATGTAGAATCTGGTGATAAAATCGCAATCGTGCTTAACTCAGGTAAGTTCCTGGGTCCGATTTCTATTAACCGTGTGGCTCTGAGTAGCCTAGGCGTAGAAGCAACTGGTTCTTCATACCAAACAGGGTATGGTGCAGTAACTGTGTACGGCTATCGTAATGTTGCAGGTGAAATTAGTATTTGCGGTAAGGGCTCTAAGCATGAGATCTTTATTCCGCATAATTCGGTTATTCTCAAACTGCGTAGAGACATTACTGGTGAGCTAGAAGTAAACGTAAACGCAGCAGCTCACAAACGTAAGCTTACAGATATTCAGTGGCTTGGCGAAGAGATGAATCTCGGCTATGATGGCATCGAATTTGCTATCAACGGTAAGACTGCTGGTTTCGAAGCTGATGTAATGAAGCGCCTAGTAGTAGGGGAGGGTATTGATCCGGAACATGCTGCATCATTTGTAAAGCAGGCTAAGGAAGTCAAGTTCACAAAGATCTACATGACTAAGCGTGCTGGTTTCACGACTGATTCAGCAGACGGCAATATTCCTAACTACGGCGAAGAAGACCTAACAGGTATCGAGCCAGATGAAGTTACGATGAACGGTGCTTACAAGCCAAATGGCAGCATGGTTTCTAACGTTCAAGAGTCTCTGAAAGCTGGAGATGCTCAGGTAACTGAAGCTACGATTATTTCTGAGCTTCTACAAGCGCCTGACATGTTCGAACAGATTTCAGAATATCTGCCAGACATTGAAGAAGCGATTGATAAGCTTGGTCGTACTCTATTCATGGCCCGTGTACACATCAGTCGTCTTGCAGAGGCAAATGATGCAGATCAGGTTTATGCATTCTTGGCTTCACTTAAGACCGTATACCGCTTACTTGGCGATAACTTCATTAAACTGAAGGAACTAGCTGCTGTCAGCGATTCTATCGATACGGAAGCACCCGGCAAACAAATGTCGGTAAAAGAGTAAACATGAAGATATGCGCGTTAATCAGAGAGAATTACACATCCGTAACGAAGTTAGCGGGGCTGACCCGCTAGTTGACAAGATACTATCCGGAGAAGATTGTCCGGAGCGTACCGCCTATCTGAAAGCCATACCTTTAAAAGAATCGAAGCTAAAAAAGGGTTACGTCGAAGCTAGTCTTCTTTGCAGCAACGACGTAAACGCTATTTCCCACATCCTTGAAATTCCAGCGGAAGTTATCCAAATGTACAACGACATCTTTTATGATGTTATGGAACTGGATAAGCTAAGTAAGATGGAACTCTTGGATGTGCGTGACAAAACAGAAGCTGCTCTTAAAACTTGGGCGCTCAGTCAAGGTTTACCATTCATCTCATGGAGAATGGGTAAACAAGTAACTATTTCTCCTGTTGAAGGTTTGGTCGATCTCTTCACGACATGCGTGTACAAGAGCCGTGAGGCCATGTTCAGCCAAAACGCATCGGAATCTAGTCGAGAAGCTACTAAGTGGACGAAGCTGTCAATGGACATAGCACGTCTTCTTAAGATTTGGACAACGGATGCTGGCGCAGCTAAGAAAGATCTTGAAATCGCTATTAGAGAAGTGGTACCTGATTTCGAGGGTTTTGAGAGTCTGGAAGGTTTTAGTATGGCAGAGTTGAATGGCGATCTATATAAGGTTGACTCAGATAGTAACGACTAATTATGAATAAGTATCTAGAAAAAATCGCATCAAAGAAGAAGAGTGGTCAGCTTACTATGCGTGCTGGTCAAAAGCCTATTAAGCACCCTAAGAAGCCTTTTGTCTCCTTGTCTGCCAAGGTTAAAATAAAGTCACAGAAACATGGAGCCAAAAATGGCAAACGTAACCCCTGAACTTCTTCGGGATATCTCAGTTCAAGCAGTTGAAGATTTCCTGAATAACAAAGTTCCTCTGAGCAAAGGTCTAGCTAAACAAGCAGCCGCTTATGAACTGAATGTAGAACAAGTAAAGCGGGCAGTAGAATCAACGAATAATATTGCTTATTTGAAAATTCTTCAGCACGCAGAAGATCGTACAGTAGAATTCCCACTAGCTAAGTTTGCAGAAGTTATGTCAGCCGCTACTATTCCTGATAATTTCCAGGAGAAGGTTGCCCAAGTAACTACCGAAGAACTGAAGGCAGAACTAGAAAAAGAAGCATCGGCAACAGACCTTCAATTGGTCGAAGCAGAACAGCTTACATACCTCATCAAGTCGGCTTCAGCTAACAAAGAAGCTCTTGAACGTATTGAAATGGATAGTATTGTAGTAGCGGATATGCTTGTGAAGGCCGCAAAGGCTCTTGGTAAGGATGACGCTTGGATGGATAAGCTGGCATGTGTCACGGATGAGAAGACCTTCTCAGAGCTTTCTATCCTCGTTTCTGGCGAGGTTAAGGGATACCGTGAACTTGGAGAGCTTGGACTGTTTAAAGTTGCACAACTTAAAGAAGCTACTGGATTTGCAGAACTGTACAAACAGGCTCGTGCACTGGTCCGTGAACAACGTGAACGTTCAGAGCTTCAGAAACGTGCAGCAGATGCTGCTCAAGGTGTAAAATCTAATATCTTCAATAAGGCGATGCAAGGTGGTGCTAAGTCTGCAATGAATGCAGCTCAAAAAGCAAACCCTGCTTATGTAGCTGGTAAGGCTATTGGTGTTGCAGCGTCTACACCATTCAGAGCAGCGGCAGCAGCTGGAAAGGCAATTAACAACTCTGTTAAGAATAACATTGCAGCTCTAGGTAAGCCAACAGCTAAGAACACAGCAAAGGCTATCGGTAGAACTTCAGCAAGCGCTGTATCGGGTGTTATCAGAGCAGGTGGCCCAGTTTTAGATGCAGCATTCTACGATCCAGGCACAGATAAAACAACTGGAAGAAGTAACGATGTCTGGAGCGCTCTCCAGCGTGATTAATAAGATTGATTAAAGGAACAACATAAAATGTTAAACGAAGTTAAACAACTGGGTCTTGAGAAGTTTGCTGGAGACGAAGATCTAGCTGAGCAATTTGTAGCGGGTTTCGTTACACAAGTATTGCTAGAAAAAGAAGCTGCTGATAAAACAGACAAGAATGTATTTGATCCAAAACACGAAGTTGCACAAAGTTTCTTTCGTGAGGCTGGTAAAGCAACTGGTGGTCTCGCAGTAGGCGGCGGGCTTTGGATGTTGGCTAATACAGGTAAGTACGTAGTTGACCATTTCCGCTACAATCGTTTTCTACAATCCCTACACCAAGCAATTAATAGCTCACATATTCTTCAATCTGCGCCTCGTGCCAAGGTTGAAAATTATGCTAACACGATTTATCAATTTGCACCTATGGTTGCAACTGATCCGAATCTGCTACAATCTGTTCTCACCAATGCCGTTCACGGCGATGGCGTAGATATTATGACTATCAAGAGCCTTACGGATCTAGAAGGTCGTTGGAAAGATAACACTTCATTCTCACCTAAGTCGTTTGTATAAACATGAATAAGTATTTAGAAAAAATAGCCGCTGATAAAGAGCATTTTTCTAAAAAGCAGAAAACAGCAGCTGGTGGTGGAGCTGCTGTTCTCGGTGCGTCTGTAGTTAATAAGCAGTACCACGGTGGCCATATAACTGGCCGTGAGACTCTTTACCACGGAACCTCTGCTGCTAATAAAGAACAAATTCTTAAAGACGGTCTTAAACCAAGAGCGAAGAAAGGTATTATCGATATCGCTCAAGATGCGACAGGCCAAAATTTAAAGTCAGACAACTTAACGTTTATGACTAGAAGTAAAATGCAAGCACACAGCTATGCGAATCAAGCATCACGTATTGAGAATGGTACTTTTAACATACACGATATGGTGGGACGTCTTAAAGATGCTATTCCTGGTAAAGAAAGTTCTAAGGGTGTAATTAATATCAACGCTCCTACTTGGAAAAAAGACGAATTTCGTAAGGTACGGAACCCTGAAGTAAAAACAAGTTTCAAAACGGTAAACGAAGACGCCTTCTCTCCCAAGTTTGCAAAAACTCAACAGAAGCGCACTATATACTCAACACTTGAAAAAGAAGTCTTTACCAATAAAGGCAACGTTTCAAACAAGTATATGGAGGGTTCTAAGGCGTATCAGAAGAATTCTCTTGGTGAAATTAGAGAATTTGCGAAAGCGAATACTAAACGTTTCTTGAAGGGTACTGGTAAGGCTGCAATGGGCGCTGCAATGATCGGTGGAGGTTTAGCCTACGCCGCTAACCAATTTAAAAAACATGGAAAATAAGTACCTAGAAAAAATCGCCTCTATCTCCAATTTCGGAAAGAGCTTCGCAAAAGGTTGGAACAGAAGCTCTACCACTTCAAAAATTGGTCTAGGCATGTCTGCTACTGGTCTTACTCTTGGTGCTGCTAATTATGCAAATAGTCTAGAGAATAAGCAAGATAATAAACATCGCAGTGTAATAGAAGCTCAGTCTTTGAATGAACTTAAGGGTATCTCAGAAGCGCTGAAAAAGAAACCTAAGGTAACTGTAAACCTTAAACTTACTCCTTCTCAAGAAAAACAAGCCAGCGTTGCACGAGCTGCTAGAGATGCGTTGCATTTTGCAAAACAGCGCCCCATTGTTTCAGTAGGTACGGCAGCAGGTGCGTTAGAGGGCGTCAATAAGACTACTCGTAAAAATAATGAATCTTTAGTTGGAGTTGGTCTTAGAGGCGTTAAGAACACTATCGTTGGCGGTGTCGCTGGAGCAGCAGTAGGGACAGTATTAGAACACGGTTATAACAAATACATTCGTAATTAAACGCACTGCCTGTAAAATAGAATTATGCTAACAAAACTAATCGATACGTCTTCTTTTTACCGTGACGAACCACAGGTAACTATTCTCGATCCTAAGGATCTTACAGGCAGTCTTATCAAACAGGCTACGGATTCTCGCATCCAAGAATTCGCTTCCAAAATTACCCCAGTACAGGGTAAGACGTATCTTCACATTCTTGCTATGGGCGCAGGAGAGTATTACGGTGCCAATCGTAATGCCGACTACTTTCCAGAAAGCAACCTCATTGATTATCACAATACCTTTGAGACGGCTCCTGCCCATATTTTCCGTAACCACGTAAACAAAAATCCAGAAATCGCCATAGGTCAAGTTGTGTACTCTGTCTATAACGATAGAATGCACCGTGTTGAACTTATCGCTGAACTATGGAATGACAAAGCCCCTGACATCGTTGATCGTATCGAGAGCGGGGACTGGCCTAAGACTTCAATGGCTTGCCGTACTCCATTCGACGTATGCTCTATTTGCGGTAACAAGGCAAAGACTCGTGAACAGTATTGTGAACACTTGAGCGAACAGCTTGGTAAGGTATTCCCTGATGGTCGTAAGGTCATGGCTCTAAACCTGGCTCCATTACGATTTTTCGACATTTCTATTGTGTTTCGTCCAGCTGACGTAACTAGCGCCGTTCTACAAAAAATAGCATCTGAAAGCGCAGTTGTTGGATCTGTTGATGAAGCACTCATGGCTGGTCTTAACGATCTGCCTCTTCAAAAGAGCGCTACTCTCAAAAAGCTTTCAGAATTAACGAAGGAGATTGACGGCGATGTTGTATCTATCGATCCTAGTCTTGATAATCTTGTATCACGAGTTAGTGATCCGCAAGGTGACGTCATTGACGTTCTCCGAAATTATAAGCTTAATGAAACTTTTAGTACCTTTGCTCATCTTGGTATTAGCCCTTCGATTGGTTTTCTTGCTGAACTAATTGGACGTAAACTAATGGGTGAAGAGGGACGTGGTATTGGCCCAATGGCTGCTGCGTACTTTGACCGTGCTGGTATTAGCTCACTCCCCGAATTCGACCGTGATTTTGGCGAAATAACAGAACCAAATATCGGTATCGTTCACGCTATGCTTCCTCATATGCAGGATTCCTCGTATCTACCTCAGTATGTGGAAGAGCGTGTATCGTTGAACAAACAAGCTTCGACTTATGGATTTATGCAAGGAACTAATGTAGGTTATGTAGGCAATGGCCCACACATTGAACCTACTATGTATGAGAAGTTCCGTGAACAAAACCTGAAGTCAGAAGAAGAGAACAAGTCAGGTCTAATGAAGGTTCTTTCTGCCATTGCTGCCATCGGTGGCGCTGCCCTCGCAGCAAAGTGGTATATTACGCAAGTTATCGAACGTAAAATGAAAGAACAAGAATTGAACAAGACTTCAGATGGTGTTAAAATAGTTTTAGTTAAATCTGCTTCTGACTATAAGCTAACTTACAAACTCGCAAAAACAGCGATGCTTAAGTTGGTTCAGAAGAAAAAGAATTGACCTAAGATTTTCAAAAGGCTACAATCCACGTAGCCTCGTTAAAAAGGATATTAGTCATGATGAGTTTCACTCTAGACGGTCTTCTTAAAGATCTGGAAACTGAAGCTGGTCTACATAAAGTAGCTAGTGAAGATACAGAGAAAGAAGAAAAGAAAGATGAAGATAAGGCTGAAAAGGCTATCGACAAAGCTGACAAAGATGTAAAGGAAGCTAAGGAAGAAGTCAAGGACGCTAAAGAGAAGAACGATGCTGATGAACGTGTCAAAGAAGCTGCGGCTAAAGGCGCTGACTTAGCAAAAGAAGTAATGCAAAAAGTTGCATCCATTAAACTTGATCAAGTAAAACCAGAGGATACTATGAACAAACAAGCTGCTGACGCAGGCAAGGCACTAGCCGAAGCTCTTCTTGAGAAGCTGGCTTCAGTAGGTGACCAAAATACCATGAATGGTATTGGCAATGCTGTACCCAACAAGACTCAAATTGATCTTGCAGCTCAAGTAGCTGAACAAGATGCTGTCATTCAGAACCAACCCGGCACAGACGGTAAGGGCAATGGCGGTACTATCAACCAAATTTTCGACGCAATCGTTGCTGACGCAATGGCTCGCGGCGCTGCTCCCGTTGATCAAAACCCTGCTCCTGGCGTTGCTAAAGACGAAGGCGCTATCAATGATCAAGCTCCTAACCAAGTTCAAACTGGTGGTTGGGTAACGGCTGGCCAAGAAAAGGCTGCTGCAGTTTCAGAACTCGTAGGCCAAGGCTTCGACTTCGAAGACGCAGTAAACATGGTCAAGGAAGCTGCTGCTGAGATCGAACGTGAAGAAGCTTCACAAATTAAGCAAGCTGCTCTTTCGCACTTCATCGGTGCTGGTTTCGATTTTGAAACGGCAGTAAACTTGGTAAAAAAGCTGGGCTAACGAAAGAAGCGGGTGTCTTGCAACTGGCAGGTAAAGTAGCAGGCACTTCGTTAGCTCCTAAGGTAACACGTATCCCAGGTACGGGTGGCGCAACAAAGAATATTCTTGGCGAAACCCGTTCACTTAATAAGACCAGAGTTGCTGCAGGCGTAGCAGGTGCAGCAGCAGTTGGTGCTGGTATGGGCGTGTTGGCCGCAAAAGGTAAGAGCAAAGATCAAGAGAAACAAGCCGCTGTCGGACTTCTAGTCGAAGCTGGTGTTGACTTTGATAACGCTGTTGATCTAGTAGAAAAGAAAGCCGCTGAACTAGCGTAAATTTTTTATAAAGAACAAACCCCTCTGTATCCTCGATGTAGAGGGGTTTTTGCATATTAGGCTATGAATAAATATCTTGAAAAAATCGCTAGTCTGAATTTTGATGTAGATAGTCAAGGTCGAATCAAATCGGCTAGTATGACTGTCAAGCAAGATGTAAGCCTAGGGAAGGTAAAAGAGCCTGCGCCAATCACGGCTCCGGGTTCAAAACTGGTCAGAGGAGCGAAGTCTCTCTTTGCCAGAGCGTTGCATAAAGCTGCGCAAGATTTAACGCATAAACAAGAATTGATCAATACTGGTGTCATTGCAGGGCTAGGTACAGCAACCGGCTTCGCTGCCCATAAAGCCATGAACTCGGCACCGAAAATGTTTGGTCAAGGAGCTAAGTTCCACAATGCTAAAATTATGGCATTGAGCGGGGCAGCTGGACTAGCGGCAGATTATGCCGGTGTTAAACTAAATAAACAGATTAACAAACATGTCCAATAAATACCTAGAGAAAGTTGCTTCTCTATTTCCGAGTAAAGAGTATAAAAAGACTCTGTCCGGAAAAGAAAGGAGAGACTACGACGTAGAATACGCCACTGCTGGTGGTGCAAGTCTTAAAAATTTTGGAAAAAGCCTTCTAGGTATAGGTGTAGTAGGCTTAGGTGCTGGATTAGGACATCATGCGGGAGCAACGCTTGGTAGTAAAATCGGAGCAAAGATTGGTGCCAAGCAAGGTAAGAAGTTCGGTGCAGAGGCGTATAGAACTCTTATGGCAGGTGGTAAAACTCCGGAACGTGAGGCAAAAGGCTTTGCAGTGTATGCTCACGACATGATTAAACAGAAAACCCAAAATACAGGTAGAGCTATGGGTGGAGTTGCTGGAGCTGCAGTAGGTATTATTCCAGGCGCAGCTTACGCTGATAACTTCAGACACAACCACGCTAAAAGCGTAATCGAGAAAAGACGTAAACAAAATGACTAAACTATCAACAATCCTTAAAGACCACGCTGAAACAGTTCGTCTGGCAACTCCTGAAGCTGTCGCAATCGAACACCTTAAGCAAGCTGGTTTTAGCGATGCAGATGCTCGTTATCAAGTAGCTCAACATATCATGGAAAAAGAGGCTACTTCAGCTCTAGCCATGAAGGGCGTTGATCACGAAGAAGCTGTAAAGCTTGTTAAAGCAGCAAACATTAACGTTGCTGAACTCTCCAATTTCGTTCTTGAAATTGACGAAGATCCCACAGTTGAACTTCTAAACAAGACAGCTGAATACATTGATGCTCTAGAAGCTCAAATCGAAGGCCTAAAGGCTGAGATTGAGAAACAAGCTTCCGAACATCAAGCTGAACTTATCGAAGCCACCAAACAGCCTATAGAGATTCCAGAGCAACTTTCTAAGCTTGCTTCTGCAGCACAGTTTACACAAGAAGATCTAGAGCAACTCCAAAAAGTATCTCCAGCAGTTCTTCAGAAAGTTGCTTCAGCAATGGATGAACCTTGGGGCATGGGCAATGGTGTAGGTATGGCTCGTCCTAAGACTGATCCGCTTCTTGAATTCATGCTGAGCTAATAATCATGGGAAATAAATATCTAGAGAAAATTGCAATTACTAACGTAATTGGCGGATACCGCGGTGCTAAGAAGGGCGACAAGTTGGGAGGTACTGTAGCTGGTACTATTACTGGCGGTATTGGATTAGGACTTGGCGGTGCAGCAGGTAGTGTTGCTGGTCCTGTCGGAGCTGTTGTCGGTGCAGGCGTCGGCGGATATTTAGGCGGTCTTGCTGGCGGTAAGCTTTATTCAAAAATTAAGCATCGCAACGATAAAAAATAACCAAATTCCCACACTACTATTTTTCCGCATTAAAATAGGAATGTTGTGAAAGAATTTTGAGCCGAGTAGATATAGTCTTTACTCGGTTCTTTTAAAAATAGAACATATACAAGGAAATAAATATGTTAATGGAACGTAACGCAGAGATCATCCGTGGCTGGCCGTATGATGGTTCTCTAGAGCGTGTCGAGCCGATTAAGTCAGGTTCAACTCTGCAGAATGGCGACTGGATTGCCAAACAGGCAGACAACACCATCGACAAATCCGGCGCAACCGCAAGCAATGCAGTAGGCCTAGTAATCGTCGGTAATGGCGACAGTAGTTCAGCTCAGTACGCAGGTAAGGCAGTTGTTCTTTGGGGTAACTTCATTGCAAGTATCTCTAACTATGCCGCAGGCGCATATGCTCCTGGTTCACCTGTAACTGCTAAGTCTGGTCAGATCGCACTTGCGAATGGTACAACTGATCCAGTTATTGGTTTCGTACTTGACGTTGTTGCAGCAAGTTCAACGCAAACTGCTCATCTTACAATCAAAGTATCGTAATAGGAAAATAAAATGAGCGCATACACTACAGAAACCGTAAACGTACAATTCCTGAATCAATCTTTCCTAGATAAGATTGACCAAGGTCATACAAAAGAAGCTTCAGCTGCAATGTCAGCTTTCGTACGTCAGAAGCTTCGTGAAGACGGCTTTACCCGTAAGATTCTTACACCAGTTCAAATCACAGCTTCAGAGCTTGATCGCCAACTGACGGAAGAACCGACGGTTATCGTTGAAAAGGAACCTGATTCAGTAGCAGCTACTGCTCCGTTCCTTGGCCGTCCGGAAATTCGTTACTGGAAGACCCAACGTTATCCAGTTACGTTCCAAAAGATCCAATCAGCTGACTTCCGTAAGAGCAAGTTCGAACTAGCTACATACCGTACCGACATTCGTACTATCCTTCAAGAAAACAGCGTTAAGGATATTCAGGAACAAGAAGACGTTAACTTCTACAATAACATCATCTCAATTGCTACGGCAAACAGCAACGTCCATACCATCGCTGGTGGCTTTACTAAGGCTAACCTGATGGCTGGTATCAAGTTCATGCTTCTGAACAAGCTACCAGTTGGTTGTATCCTTATGACACAATCAATGTACGCAGACCTGCTGACTTTTGCAGCAACTGACGTAGGCTCACCGGCAGCATCAGCTCTGTTCCAAGGCGAAGCGACTCTTGATAACTTCTTCGGTTACAAGATCATCACCACGAACAAGGCTAACATCCTCCCGACGAACCAAGCACTTGTTTTTGCTCCTCAGAACTACCTAGGTCAGTTCTATGAGCTTCAAGCTCCTACAGTCTTCCTGAAGACTGAAGCAGACATTATCGAGTTCCACACCTATGAAGCTGTAGGCGCAGGTATCGGTAACGTAAATGGTGCAGTTGTTCTAAACTTCTAATCACCCAGCGTGGTTAGAACTTCCGAGAGGAGGTGATCCCATCTAAGACAAGCCAGGGTAAAATCCTGGCTTTTCTCATTTCTGAAAGTCTAAAAAAAGCCCAGTTGTTAGCTGGGCTTTTTATTTTACAGATCCTTGGCGAGATCCTCGTGGATGAGCTGCATCATCTGACTGGATATTGCTGATGCATTTCCCATTTCGACCATCATATCAGCCGCAAGGTCGAATCTTTCTTCCGTGTCGTACAAGATCCGCTGAGCAGCGTAGTGCCTGTCGGTGAGATGCAACTGGAATACCTCTGCCATTCTTTTCGTAGCAATAGGCATGAACTTTTCGGAAATCTTGTCTTCTACCTCTTTCGGAAAACCTGCGCCGATCATGGCCAAACGAACCTGATTAGCGGCGAACACGGCTTGAAAATCATTCAGCTCTTCAGTCGAGAGATTGTGAAGCTGAGCGTAGGTAATGCCATTGATCGTCTTCATTGGTCGTACTCCTCTTTTAGTTAGAAAGTACAGGCTGAACACAGCGGCGAAACCAGTCGAAAGCACGGCGGGTCGGTTCAGGCCAGTTCTTCACAAACATACGATTTTGACGGTCAAATTCATAATACCGCCCCTCGTAAACAAAAACACCGAATCCTTGTTCTTCTTCTGCAAGCCAGCTTTGCAAATGCTGGAAGCTACGTTGACGGATCGTATTCCAGACGATTTCCGTATAACCTTCGGGAATACGCTCTTCTAGAAGATTCAAAACATGTTTCGGCGTAACCACTACAACTTCGAAACCTTTGTTTCTTTCACGAACTTGAACTTCGAGTTGCTTATTCATGGTAGTGTCCTTGAAAAATAGAATAGTTATAGATGTTTCTATTATTCTTATACCAGATTGGACTTTGAGAATTTAAAAGAAACCCGTCAGTAAGACGGGATTAGTCTGGCCCTTAAGATCTGTCAAACTTGAATATTTTGGAAAGATGCCTAATTACTCTAGTTTTTATGTACGCCTGGGTGAACTCTATTTCTTGGTCTTCATTTGCCAGATTGGCCCGTTTTACTGCAGCATCCACTTCTTTGAAAAATGGAATAAGAGTTATTAGAAAGATATTGAAGATTGGAATTAAGGAAATGATCGCAAGTCCTGCGGCCCTGGGAATTAATTTTGCTAGTGTCATTCTTTTCCACGGAGCTATTTTTATTAACACAGACGCAGTTATAAGAACTGAAACTACGTACAGTGTATATACCGCTGGTAGCATGAAATCCCCTTTGGAGTTAGCCCGTCTTACTGACCGGGCATAGACTTTAACGTCTCATCATTGCGATGGACACTACCGCCACAAATACCGATATGATTGATACAGTTACCAACCGAGAATATAGCTCTTCGTTTTGAGAAGCAACTATACCTCGGATATCGTCTTTGTCTTTCTGCTCCATGTCGAGTCTCCGGTTTACTTCTTGCTTCTTGGAGCCAGTAGTGCAATGATCGCTAGCAGAGCCAGGACCGGGAACGGATTGATACGTCTTTTCTTCGCCTCAGCTTCCATTTCACTTCTCCTTCTTTCGTTGGTCTGCCAGGAAGAACACTATCTTTGCACGAGTCTTTTCACGGTTTACGAAGTATCTAGCCTCTAGGTAATCCAGAAAATCCTCGATCAAGATACGTATAGCCTTATCACTCATACCGCTAGACAAGGCGTAGTCAATGCCTACTACGTGTTTCTTGATTACCGAATCTTTCTCACCCCACCGATCTATTGCCATACGAATGGGGAGTGGAGTACGCTTAACAATCTCGGTCATTTCACTTATTTTCATAAGAAGTCCCCAGTAGGTATATCTTTGAAATACGCAAGAACTCCGCAACTGCTTCTGTCATAATTTCTTCTTCTGTAAGCACGATTTAACCTCTGTTATTCTTACACTTCTTATACCAATCTGAACCCTGATGTATTACTTCTTGATCTCTGTTAAAATACTCTTTGTAAATTAAAGGAAACCAACATGGCAGGTAGTTTTAACAAATACCTATCTAAGACCCTCAAAATGCTTGATACGGTATCAGGCAAGAGCGCAAAGGAATGGGCAACAAAAGCTCGTGTTATGCGTGAGGCTGAGGATACGGGACTTACAGCTCTTCGTGCTAAACGCATGGCACATGTAGAAGCTGGTCGCACATTCCAGTCACGAGTAAAGGTTGGAGTTGGTGGAGCAGCAGCCATAGGTACAGGTATGTTTGGAGTTCACAAATACTTCCAGCACCAAGATCGCAAGATCATGGAAAAAATTGACAAACTGTACGGGCAGAATTACAATACTTGAATCTTTAAGAAAGGAATAGCAAATGTCTAAAGTAGTATTTAAGAATTTTTATCTGGTCAACAAGCTTCAAACGGGTCTTGTGATGAAAGCAGGTTACATCACTATTAAACAAGGTTCGTTTGCAAAGATTCTTGAATCAGATCTAGAACACCCAGATATTCTGGCTGCGGTAAATAATGGTTGGGCAGAAGTTCACTCAGAAGAACCAGACGTAAGCGAATTGGTCCAGGCTCCTCAGCTAGTAGTAGAACACGAAGGCTACCAAGGCATGACGGCAGATGAACTGAATGCGTCAAAGGCTCCGGAAAAGAAGAGCACAGCGACTTCAGAATCAATCGGCAAGAACGTTGAATCAGTAGAGAAGGTTTCAGAAGCAGCAGCTTCACAGATCGGTCAAACAGCTGAACAAGCAAATGGCGTAGCAGAAGTAGAGAAGGCTAAGCGTGGTCGTAAGACTGCAGAGTAATTAAATGTCAGTTAATCAAATCCTCACCCCGCAAGAAGTAAGAGAGTATACGTCAGACTATGCTGTCAACAACTACCTCATTGAAGGTGAGGAGATGACTGACACATTTATTTCTCTTTCAATGACACTTGCAGTGGATTCGTTCAATACGATTCCTCCGATTGGTAATGCCGGTGTGCAGAACTTCCCGTCAAAATCTGTTCTTCTATGGGGAACTTTATGGCATGCATACTTGGGCAAAGCGTTGCTTCTAGCTCGTAACACAATGGAATATAGCGATGGTGGTCTTCAGATTCCAATCGAAGAACGTGCTCAGTTATACCAAACTCTAGCGGCAGGTTTCCAGCAACAGTTTACTGAGTCTGCTACCAAGTTGAAGATTCAGTTGAATATGGAAAGTGGTTGGGGACACGTCTCTTCCGATTTGGCGATTATGCCGGTTTGGTAATCAAATCACAGCTTCAAACAAGGCCTCCTTCGGGAGGCTTTTGCTTTTAAAATACAGGTACTATGTCCTTTAACTTCTCAGTCACTCCAGGTCTACTTATTCAGACCCGCCAGTTGCCTCTTACAACCGCTAGGAGAGCTTCGGCTATCCAGGTTAAGGTCTACCCACAGTGGTATAAGCAGGCGACCGTAGAATGGTCTATACCGGCTTCGTGGGGTAACTGTGTATTTGATGTATACTTCTCTCAAATAGAGGATTCAGATTTTGTCAAAATCAACGCAACTCCAATCGTCGGAAACCACTTCATCGACACTACTCTTAGAGAAGAGTCCAAATTTAATCATGGATACTACGTCGTTGAAGTACTTCTTCTCGACAAGGGTGGTGTCGCCCTTAGATCCAACCCTACAACCTGGAAAACGTTCCAAAGAGATTGGGTAACACTTCGGGCAATTGAGATTCAACGACGTGAGTATTGGCTGCTATCTAGATTCGCTGGTATTAGTTCATATCTCTTTAGGCGCAAAAACTATGGTAAACGTTGTACGACTTGTTGGGATCCTGTTCACGAGCATACGACCCGCGATAATTGCCCTAATTGTATCGGTACTAGTTTTGAAGGCGGATACTTCACTCCTGCAAAAATCTTCTTGCAGTATGATCCAACCCCAAACAACCTTACCAAAAACTACATCGGACAAGACGAAGAAAACGTAATCGGAGCATGGACAATTTCTATGCCTGATATCCGTCTTGGAGATGTTATAATCCGTACTGGAGATTGGAATGCATATGAGGTTACTCGTATTGCTACTACGGAGCTTCAGGGCAATGTAGTCCGTCAGATGTTGACTCTTACTCAGCTTAGCAAGGGAGCCGTAGAGTTCCAACTCGTGACGAGAGACCTACCGGACTTTCCGTCACAATACTTGGATTCGTACTTACCATGATTTTTAGCCCCGTTGATTTAAATGAGCTGATTCTTCAACCTCTGCGTTATTACTTCTCTCAGTACACTGCTGGATCCACTTTCTTTTGGGACCCAGATGAAAAGAAGAGGACGATTGAATTGGACTATATGAATAATCTTCATAAGATTCCATTCAATGAACGTCCCAGAATTCTGGTTGATCGCGGTTCATACTCTGTAAGTAAACTCTCTCTTACGGATAATATGTCAGCAGCAAAGACCATGAATCAAACAATGGGCCTGAGGGACATTGAGAACTTCATTCTGTATACCGGTCAAGCACAGGTAGTGATTGAAACTACTCAGCTTGGTAGTTGTGAGATTGTAACTGATATGGCTCAACACTTTATTTTGTGGACAAGGCCGTATCTGTGCAGTACCCAAGGCTTCAAAGACTTCGCTTCTCCAATGACTGTAAGTAGCTGTGAACTTGATGCCTCAAGCGAAGGCAAAGAGAAATTCAGAGTTACCATAACGATTCCTTGGATGCGTGAAGAGCGCTGGTCAGTTAAGAACGACAGTATCAAGATCAAGAACTTCATTCTCAATCTTCAGCCTGAATAATTCTGCTAAAATATCAGCATAATGTGTCAAGAATTCGGCTCGTAGTTAAGTGACTGCGAGTATCAAAAATCCTTTTAGGAAATAAATATGTCATATGTCGTCCCATCAGTACTCGTTTACCAACAACTCCAAAGCTCTGGCGGCGTTGCTAACGTTACTCCTGATCTGGAAGTATGCCTGATTGGTCCTGCATACAACGTAGTAAGCTACGTTGCAGGTTCAACCGCATCACTTATCCAAACCGCAGCAGTTCCGGCAGTAAGCGCAATCGGTAGCATGACCCTCGGTTCAGCCGTAGTTACTTTCACTACGCCTGTTCCTTTCGCTATTGGTGACGTTCTACTTATCCCCGGAGCTTCTACAACAGGTAGTACGCTTAGCGCAACGGTACTTTCAGTATCAGGCCTAACAGCCACTACAGATACGGCTGCAGGCACAACTGTAAGCAACGTATCAGTAACGAAGACCGCTATCATCAGCAACTCAGGTGTAGTGAACACCTTTGGTCTTCCTTCAACACAACCTGGCCAAGTCGTTGAGCCAAGTTCAGTTCAGGTGTATCTGAACAACGCCAAGGTAGAAACCCTAGTAAGCGGCTTCCTGGGCTATTCAGGCTCAAACCAACTTGATATCTCTACGCCTAGCGGCACAGGTACAACTTCAGTTGGTTCAGCAAGCGTAACTGCAGTTACCAACGCTACTCGTTTCGTTATCGGTGACGTTATCACTATCGCTGGCGCAGGCGCAGCAGGTGCTTCTCTAACTGCTACGATTAGCAATATCTCAGGAACAACGTTCACAATTTCAGCTCAAGCTGGTACAGCTGTAACTGGTGGCGTAATCACAAAGGCTACTGTTTCAAACGTTAACCAAACGACTTCAACTCTTCTAGTTGAACCGGGTGACGCAATTGATATCGCCTACACGAATACTAGCTCAGTAGCTAATGTATTCAGCACAACCGTAACTGGCGTTGTAAACCCAACTGCATCTCTGATCACCCTGAACACCACAGACGTTCTTCCTAGCGATATGAGCGTTCAAACTACTGTTCCTGGTACTCTTACTGTAGGTGCTACTTCAGTTACCGTTGCACTCGCAACAGGTATTGTTGTTGGTGACACAGTTCTTATCCGTGGCGCAGGCGCTAACGGTGCAGATCTAGTCGCATCAGTAAGCAACGTTGCAACAAACGTTCTTACTATCAGCCCAGCCGTAGGTACAGCAGTAGCTGCAGGCGCAGTAGTAATCAAGAAGGCTCTGTTCACTGTTAAGACTCGCAAGATTTATAACAATCAGCTTCTTCCTGCTGTAAATCCTAGCACAAGCACAGCTAACTACGATGCTTCAAATGCTCCTACGACAGGCCAAATCTCAATCGAACCTAATCCGTTCGTAATCTTCGGTCGTGTTGTTAGCGGTGAAGTTCACTTTGCGTATCGTGCTCTTCGCACAGATCTTTCAGGTGCTATCCAAGTTCTGTCAACAACTGGTGACATCGAAGGTATCCTTGGTGATACTTCAGATCAAAACCCGCTTGGCCTGGCTTCAGTAATTTGCATGGCAAATACTACGACTCAGATCAATGTAATCGCAGTACCGAGCGACGACCTTATTGGTTATGAAACCGCTCTTGAACTTGCTGAAGGCCATCGTCTTTACGCACTAGTTCCTCTTACGCAAGAAATTGATATTCTGTCAACTTTCCAAGCACACGTTGACCAAATGTCAACTCCGCAAGAAGCTGCATGGCGTATCGCACTGGTTAATACCGCAATTCCTACTAGCCAGAATATTGGTCCGTACTCAAGCGGCTTCGTTAACGCAAACGGTGGAAATAACACAATTACAGTTATCAATGGTAACTACGTACTGACGGCTTCAAATGCAACATTCATGTCAGACGGTGTCGTTCCTGGCGACTCAGTAATCGTAACTGCTGCAACTGGCACACCTACTCAAGTTGGTTCACTACAAGTACAACAAGTACTGAACAATCAACAAGTAGTAGTAGCTGCAACCGGTACTGCAACTGCTGTTAGTTACTACGTTGGTCGTACGCTAAGCAAGGCTCAAAAGGCTACCGCTGTAGCTGCTGCAAGCACAACCTTCACCGACAAGCGTGTGATCCACGTTCAGCCGGATACAGTTGGTATTACCGTAGATGGCGTTGTTAAGTATTTGCCTGGCTACTACCTGTGCGCTGCTCTTGGTGGCATGGTTGCAGGATTTCCAGTACAGCAAGGTTTCACAAACGTAGGTGTAGCAGGTATTGCAGATCTGAAGTTCTCAAACTTCTACTTCACTCGTGCTCAACTGAATACGATGGCTGCTGTAGGTACATTCCTGTTCGTACAAGAAACCCAAGGTTCAATTCCTTTTGTTCGCCACGAACTGACAACCGATGTATCAGTGCTTGAATTCCGTGAACTGCTAATTGTTAAGAACTGGGACTGGCTGAGCTATTTCTACCACGATCAACTTAAGAGCTTCATCGGTAAGTGGAACGTCACACCAGATAGTCTGAATACTCTGCGTCAAACAATCATCTCTGCTTCAGAGCTGGTTAAGGGTCAAAAGCTTCCTAAGATTGGTGCGCCACTTCTAAGCTATAAGATTTCAAGTCTTGCGCAAGATCCGAACAACAAGGATCAAGTGATTATCAACTTGAACATCTCGGTTGTTTATCCGATGAATTACATAAATTTGTTCTTGATTATCTAATCATCAAGCCGCCCTTCGGGGCGGTTTTCTTTTATCTATTGATTGGAAAAATAAATCATAGTATACTGGAAGTATGAATCTCATACATAACAACTTTGATATCAACAAACCTTGTATATACAAAATCGTAAATGTAGTTACTAGTAAAATATACATCGGGTCCACTTCAAAAGGCGCTAGAAGATATACTCAGCATTTATGGGCTCTTGAAAATAAAAGACATGAAAATGAAAAATTACAAAATTCTGTTAATAAACACGGGTTAGAGAAATTTTATTTTGAAGTCTTAGAGACAGTAGAAGAATCGAAATTAGAAATTCTAGAACAAGTTTATTTAGATTGGTTCAAATCTGCAAAAACTGGTTACAACATTTCAGGCATTGCTGAACGTCCGGAAATGAACGAAGCAACTAGAGCTAAGATTTCAGCAACTAAACAGGAGCGCGGATTTGCTAATCAGATTGCAGGTGTTAAAGCGTATCAAGAAGCTAATCCTGAAAAAGTAGCTAGTGCCATAAAAAAAGCTTGGAAGGCCTCCTCGGATAAATCAAGACTCGTAGATGAACCGACTTTGATTCAAATAATTAAAGAGTACATCTCTATGGAAACTCCTTCTATAATTGTTCTTGCTAAAAAATATGGTATGTGCTACAGCACTTTAGCTAAAATATTCAAGAGAACATCTAACAACTCAAAGTATAAAGAGTTTTTGACTAAAATAGGATTCGATGGAGAATCTATCAAAGATTTACGTAAGCCTGAGATTCAGGCTGATCTCATACTAACTCAGGATTAAAAAACATGGCAGCAGATCCAACAAACGATCGCCTTTCAACGGTACAGGAAGGGGGATTTTCAATGGGCTGGGACTGGAAAAACTCGTATATCAGTAAGCTGAATCAAGACGGCTATGAGCGGTTTTCACAATTCTCAGCTTCACCGGACACCACAGCGCTATTCGCTGGTCCAGCACGTTTCACTGGCCTCTCAGCAGGCGTAGGTGATCTAGTACCTATCGGTCTAACCGATAACATTCAGATGAGCGCAGACGCAGGTCTAGCACGTCTGTTTGAAGTGGGTTCAAACCGTTCCTTCTTCACACGTGGTAAGACACAGCACGCTATCTCTCTAAGCAAGTTCCTTGCTGACCAAGGCAACGTTCTTTTCGCCCTGTCACAACAAGCTTATCGCCCTGCAATGAACAACGGCGGTTTCGGTTCAGCTGGTGCTGACTCTCCGAATACGTACATTCAGATGAACCTTGACTCAGAAACCTTTGCAGTACCGTTCGGTCTTCTGATGGTGTTCAAGACTCGTGGAGGTGGTTCAGATGGTTTTGGTCAAGCTCTAGCAGGTCTATACCTCGAATACTGTATGTTCCAGAACTACAGCTTCGCAGTTGCAAGTGCACAGCCTGTAATTGCTGAAAACGTCTCGATTCAATTCGACCGACCAGTTCCAGTAAGTTTCAACGGATAAAAATTAAGCCCGGCTAGTCTGGGCTTTTTTATTGCCTAAAAAAAGAGCCCGATAGACTGGGCGAAGTACCTACCACGGTCTCTCTCAGGCTGATGCGCCTCGTACTGGGGATCTCCTTGCCAGTCGGTGTTCGTCTTTTGCAATAGCCTCGTCAATGCAGACAAGTGCTGCCTCTAGGTCTTTGATTCTCTTGTCTCTATCGGGAGTGCCAGCTACCCGCTGGATTTCTATCTCTATCCTCTTCTTCGCCCCCGTCACAATATTTTCCAGACAATGACCTTTGACGCCGAATGCCTCTGTCGGTTGGCCTTCTAATTGTAGTAGTTCCAGTCTCACTCCTGGAATCTCGAAGGTAATCAATACTGATTTCCCATTGGTACCATGTCTGACACGAACGTATCTATTATTCATTTGGATTCTCCTCGTTAGGTGGCACTTTTTTTAGCTACATTATTCTTATACCAAAATAGGCCTTCCAGATGCTAAAAAAAGCCCAGTTTTACCTGGGCCTTTTTTGTTACCACTCCAAGACCGGAGTGTGGATATATTCAAAGTGAGCGCTGAGCAACTTCAGATACACTGCCATGCTCATGCCGAGAACCTCCGTACAGATCGTATATAGGGTTATTGCGGCAGTATACGCCAGTCGATAGTTCATCATCGAATCCCTATCGTTACTGACCATGTGGAGGTTCTTGCGACCTTCAAGGGTGTGCATTGCACCAACGAACTTTCTCAGAACCATTTCATCGACATCTCGACTCTGAGCCTCAGTTTTTTTCAGGGAAAGAATTTGACTTGCCATGTCTTGATTCCTTAAATCAGTCTATGTTAAAATTAATTTACACTTGCGAAACGAGGGATTCCCCGTCCTACTCGAAGAACAACTACAAGTTTCTACAAGCTCTTGGTTGTTTCGCTCCTTTCTACCAAGAAATTTACCCCGGTGCAATGCCGGGGTTTTTACTTGCGCCTTAGATAACTGCACCTGCTCCTACGCTTACTCTGGCTTTACTACCACCAGACCTACTGGCCTTTTCTTTCTCGGCCTTTTCGAAATCTATGTTGCGTCGAAGAGCGGTCATATACTCGACTGCCTTTGGTACACTATACGCATGAACATCGCACGGTCCACGGGTCACATTATCGTCGGTAATGCTGTCGTACGTATGCTCACCGTTCTGCTCCGAAACATAACCGGTCTCTTGCCAGTCGATGCTGATGACACGCTTACGCCAGCCGATCTCGATCATTCCATACTCTGTCTTGACCAGCCACCACGGTGAAGCCTTACGAAGCTCGACATACGCTTCTGGCCAGTACTTGTTTTCGATCTGAAACGTCTTCTCGACTTCGAAACCTGCCAGCAGAAATATTGCCTTAACGTGGTCTTCACGCATGATATTTTCCCTTATAGAAACTTGGATTCAAATTCAGCAATCATGTCTTCGATCACTGATTCGCTTACTTCCCGGGTAAGGGTTGAAGTGTCGATAAGAAACTCCTTATTAAACCCGGTGTCCTTCTCTCCATACCCTTGATACCCGAACGGATTTCTGATGACCCTGGTATTGCCGATCTTTTCATCCATAGCAATATGGCTGTGACCGTGGATCCAGATATCAGGGGATCGTTCAGATTCCAGAATATGATCCAATGCGCTGAAATAGCCACAATTGGCATGACTGAACCGATACTCCTTTGCTACAGCTCTGAAGCTCGGGCCGTGATGAGTAACGACGATTTTCTTCAGTTCTTTGAAGGTATCTACTCTCAGACACTCTTCTATGAATTTAGTCATGGACTCATGCTGCATGTTGGTCCAATCGGTAGTCAGGCCTGGACACTGCCTGAAATCCGCCATGTAATGCTGAACGATGTTGGCGTTGATTGGGTTCCACAAATTGGTCCACAACGTTCCGCCAATGAAAATAACACCGTCTATCTGACGATAGTCCTCGTTCAGAATACTTACGTTCTTCATATCAGAGAACTCAGTCTTCAAGTCCTTGACAAGACCCTTGAAATTATTCGAGCCCCAGTATTCATGGTTCCCCGGTACATAAATAATTCTCTGGTGTACATCGGCCAGTGCCCGTTTGAGAAGACGAATGTTGCGATATTCGCACATGTCTCCAGCGAACACTATTACATCTGCTTCAGGGTTGATAATGGAATGCAAGACTCCATCCCACTTTTCTCCTTCTAGACAATCCAGATGAAGATCTGAAATTGGTTGGACTTTCAAAATACCTCCTTGGGTGTAAAGACTTATTCTATAATACTTATACCAAATTGAGGCATAAATCATGTTTAACAATCCATCGAAAATTGATAATTCTTTTGATGAAGGCACCGTATCCGAAGTTGATCCAACCAGAGGATTCTGCAAGGTTAAAACACTTCGTGGACAGAACCTAGACCAGGTTCAGTGGGGTCAGCCGTCAGGTGGCTCTAGCCGTGCTGGCGACCGAGTTACTCCAGTTATGGGGGACCGAGTAGTAGTTATGCACGGACTTGGTTACCCACTAATCCTTGTCTTCTTGCCTCGAACTCAAACTACGGACAGTGCGTTTCCAGTCAATATCGATACTGGATCATTAACAGTAGACACTGGTAACTTTAGCCCTGAAGGCGTTAATGCAATCAATGATACTAACAAGCCAGGCGATTTAGCTGTAGGAGATCGTGTAATTTCCTCAAGCGGAGGTGGTATACTAGCGGTTCTCCGTGGCGGCTCAATTCTAATGCGAAGCTCAAGATTGGCTGAAATCTTCCTCTCTAAATGGGATGACGTTGTTCGTATCGTGTCTCGTAACTTCGAGCACTTTACCGATGTCAGTTCAGATATCGTGAAGAATATTAAAGGTCGAGTATATCGCTACACTGGATACGCTGCCACAGACAGTGCAGCAAGAATTGAGAACTACGGATACAACTTGTACTACGGTGATGTTGCCTTAGCTCAAGCTGTAAAGACTAACTATCAAAATGCAGGGGTTCCTCCTGCAATCTCTTCAATTATATTCCGGGAAGAAGTTCCAGCCGGTTCAATGTATAGAATTGTTGATGGAGTGTCAGGAGCAGTAACTCAAGTAGTTGGTCAAACAAAGATCTACCAAGACGGTACTAAGGTCACGGTTGACTTTGGCGGAAACCATACCGCCACCTGGGATGGTTCACAGATCAAACTTGATTACGAAGGGCAACAAACTGTTACACTTAACGGAAGTGTCATTGACCTAAAACATAGTAGTGGTGCCGAAGTCAATCTTAGTAGTGATGGCGCAAAAACAACGTTTAACGGTCACTTCGTTAATGTCACATCCGGTGGCGTTCAAATGGGATAATTTATGTTTACTAAATTTTGGAATTGGCTCGGTTCGCTTTTTGGAAAGAGTCAAACAGATAAAGGAGAGGTTGTGAGAAAGAAGATTCAGTTTATTTTGAAGTATAGAGAGAATTGCTACACAGGTGAAGATGGTTACTGTAGTACTGGGACGTTGGAAAGTGGGTTGTTTAATAGCGCTCGTTTCATGGTTGATATGCTTAACGATCATCCAGATATGTTTGAAGCAGAGATCGTGCATGTTGAAGACAACAATGCTATTGACAGAGAAGTCACTCGTTTTAAACCCGATGTCGTAGTCGTTGAAGCCTACTGGGTAGTTCCAGAGAAGTTCGAAGTTTTACACAAGTTGCATCCGAATGTTAAATGGGTTATTCGTAACCACAGCAAGTCACCATTCCTTGCTAACGAAGGAATTGCTTTTGATTGGTCAATGCGTTACACAGACTACAAGAATGTGTACGTTTCTTCAAATGCAGAAAATACGAACAACGAGATTGCTCAGCTAGTGTATAACCATCATGCCGATTGGTCACTAAATGAAGCAAAGGAACGTTGCCCGTATCTTCCTAACTACTATCCGATTCAGAAGCTGAAAGCTAACCGTCCAGACTATTGTCCTCGCCACAACGAAGTTCATATCGGATGTTTTGGTGCAATCAGACCTCTGAAGAACCATGTAATGCAAGCGCTAGCTGCAATTAAGTTTGCTGATCGTATTGGTAAGAAGTTGTTTTTCCACATCAATGCTACTCGTCTTGAGAACGCTGGCTCCAACCAGGTACTTAAGAATCTGCGCATGATCTTTAAGGGTATTGATCATGAGCTTGTTGAGCATGCATGGATGAAGCACGCTGACTTCATCAAACTGATCGGCACAATGGACTTCGGCCTACAAGTATCTTACACCGAAACTTTCAACATTGTAACTGCCGATCAAGTTTCTCAAGGGGTACCAGTAGTTGTTTCTGCAGAAGTCGATTGGGTAGATGGCTTATTCCATGCGGATCCTAACGATTCTGATGACATTGCAGAGAAGTTGTTTATTGCCAACATCTATGCTCGTGCTCAAGGTTGGGTGTTTAAAAACCACAACAATCTCGATAGATACAATGAGAAGACTGAAAGGCAGTGGATCCATGTGATTCAACGTCTAACTTCGAAAGACTAAAAAAAGCCGGGTTCAACCCCGGCTTTCTCTTTTCTGTTCCTAAGAAGTTATCATGGGTACTACGTTCATTTCATTGCAGTATACGAGTCCACCTACTGCACCGAGGTGTGGAATTATGCGGTCCATTTCAACTCTCCCTGTCTATACTACGGTTAAGAATAACTTCTTACTACGGTAGTACGGGCCAAGCTCCGGAAGCAGACTACAGTTCTTTTACCCAGAAGAACTAGTCAGAAAAAACTGGCAAGTCTTTCGTAATGGCGGATACGATTAACTTACGGTGTTTCAGAGTCTAACGACATAAATACTTTTACGTTTCCTCTGCGACGATAGGATCGCTTTCTTGCTTGCCCATATCGATTTGTCTTAGCTTTGATTTCAAACGAGCACCAGCTGTGGGATTCAGCTGACTGAACCAGTTCAATCGCCCCATTAGTTTACTGTAGAACAACTCTGCACTGATACCGGATCTAGCGGCCTCCGCTTCGACACCGTTCTTGTTGCAGTTGTAAACCATAGCCCTGAGTTTGTTACGCTCAGATTTTTGCAGATTGACCTTGACGTTCACAACGGCTCCGCATACATATTGCCGTTGGAAATAGCGCATAACCTTGGTCTTCGACTTATTGACTCTGAATCGATAGCGTCCAACTTCGGTTGATACTTTCTGAAGAATCTTTCCAACAATACCTTTCCCTAACTTCTCTCGCGTCTCTGCATCCATCGAGATTGTGATGTCGTCAGCATAGATGCTGAGCGTCAGATTGTTCTCATCACAGAACTCTTTGATAGCAGGCCCGAATGTCAGTGCAGTAATGATGTTACTGATCTTTGGACTGGTCAATGCTCCTTGTGGGACGAATGACTCATAAGTACAAAGTTCTGACAGAGTTCTAGCTGGTGCTTGGCTGAAGCCAAGATGCTGGAACAAATCGAAAAGCTGGTATTGCTTGATAGAAGTGAAAAAATCTTCTAAGTCGATACTCACGACCATATCCTTGCCCACATGGCTTTCGGCCATCTTCGGAATACTCTTGCCCTTCTCAAAGGCATGGACGTACTCCGGAACCTCAATTTTATTCAGTATCTGGGTTAGGATCTTATACTGAACAACACGCATCAAGCTATCAGGATTGTGCAGGATCCGATATCTCGTAATCGGTCCCCTCTTTCGCAGAGAAAGAATCGAGTAGTGCTCCGATTTGTTCTTCCCAAGCAGCGTTAGCATCTTCGAGGATTTCCATCGAAGCTTCTCCGCCAGGTCTTTGTTCGACTGGATGCTGAAGGGTTTCACGTAGGGACTTAATACTAGTGGTTCCT